TTACTTTTGTAATCGCGTTTTCGCCCAGCGCCCCCGCCCTTCGTGGCGGTGGATATGGTCGCGTAGGCTACTGATGGAAACGCCCAGCATATCCGCAAGAGTGCGTTGGTCGTACCAGCCGGAGCGCCAGCACGCCGCCGCCTGGGCTACGTCTTCGTCAGATAGGGCCCGCTTTCGGCCCCAAGTTTTGCCAGCGGCCCGAGCTGCTCGCTGACCAGCGAGGCACCGCTCCCGGATCAATTCACGCTCAAACTCTGCGAAAGCTGACAGCAGATGCAGGAACATGCGCCCCTGTGGCGTGTCAGTTTCGATTGACTCAGTCAACGACCGGAAGCCAACGCCCTTCCCTTTCAGGTGTTCAAACACCTTCACGAAGTGGGACACGGAGCGGGCTAGCCGATCAAGCTTGTAGACGACAAGAACATCGCCCTTGACCATGGCGGTCAACAGCTTGTCCAGCTCCGGGCGGTTCTTCACCGCCGAGCGCTTTTCCTGAACAACCTTTTCAATGCCCGCCCGACGGAAGGCCGCTAGCTGTGCCGCTGTGTTCTGTTCAGTGGTGGAAACTCGGGCGTAGCCGTAGACGGTCAACGGTCTACGTACTGGCTGTCAAATCGCTTGCGCGCGGCCATGTATTCGTTCGCGCAAGCAGTAGTGCCTGAATCAGTCTTGCAGGAAGGCGACGGCTGATAGAACTTCGACCACGCGGCGTCCCTGCGCGCTTGTCGCTCAGCCTCAAGGCGTGCAGCAAGGGCGCGCGCGTTGCGAACCTGCTCCGCTCTCTGCTCTGCTTCCTGGCGCTCAAGGGCTTCCTGTTGGCTTCTCTTTGCCGCCTCAGCGTTCATCCGATCAGCTTGCGCCTTTGTCTCCTGCAGGGCTTTGCGCACTGCCTGCTCTGCTCGAAAGGCCACGATTGCCTCATAGCTGAAAACAGCGGCCAGACTGCCGATAAAGACGCCGAGGGCGATCTTGAAAACATCCAAGAGAAAAGAGCCCTCATCCTCAGTTTGAAACGAACGCCTATGCATGAATCCTCCTGTGAATGAGTGTAGCCCTGAGTAACAAAGTTTGAGCTTGCTTCGCAGCTATAGGCGCTCGCCGCGCGGCGTCCATTGCCCGTGAGAGGCAGCGCCCAACACCGTTCCCCTGATTTCTTCGCCTCTTCGGCCAACGCTAAGCCAAGACCGCGCCAGTGGCGCTTTGAGTTCCTGCGGGGGGAATCCATAAAGCTGCGCTTTACAAACCCTCCCCCCTCCGGAACTCAATCCCGGCACCGCTAATGGCACGGCGAAGAACTCAGGGGAACGGTGCAAGCAAGGCCAGCTTGCACGGGCAACAGACAACAGTTGTCCGGCTCGGAATCTAGGGGCCCGGTACACCTGAAGGGGAACACCATGATCGCAAGCAACTACCGCAAATTTCCTGAAGCCCTGGCGCTGCAGATGCCGCTGCAATTCGGTCGCTTGCTGGTGTGGGCTACGTCGCGGCCAACAACACGGATTCTGCGGGCGATCAGGGCCGAGCGCGGCGCAGCTTTCAAGGCTGCGGGACGGGTGGCATACCCCGAGAGAAAGAGCACGCCGCAATGGGTCCGAGATGCAGCGAAGGCTTCCAGGGCGCTTGGACTGCGCGTCAAGGCGCTTTGCATGGGATTGGTGTACAGCGGCTGATTCACTGAAGGCTTGAGCGCACCTGGGCATTACGCGCTGCGAGGCCCTGCGCCCATTCGGACGTGGTTTTGATGGGCTCAGGCTTGGCCGCTGGCATGGGTGCTGGCACGGAGCGCATGGGCGCCACTTGGGTCACTTGCTGCGGCGCAGGGAGCATGCCGGGAGATGGCCTGTAATCGCCCCTGTCGCGGCGTTCGCCATCGCCCTTGCTTTGGGCTTTCCAATCCATAAAGAAGCCTTGCGCCACGATCTGGAGGCACACGGGGCCGCTCACTTGCAAGAGCGTGGCTTGCTGGGTGTAGCACTTGCAGGTTTTACCCATCTGGACACAGGCGGCAGGGTATGGCGCCTCAGTAGGTTTGGTCACATCGTCGTAGGCCGGGGCGGTGTGCGGGAAGTCCCCCAAGCGCGCAACGCGATCAGAGATGTACTCATCTGCGGTGAGCTTCTGACGTTCGCGTGGCGTTGTGCCTGGCACGTTTTGACCTGGTGGGGGCACGCCCTGCGTAGTGCCCTGCTGCTTGGCCTGCTTTGTGACGTTGCCATAGACCTTAGTCACTGCGAAATAGCCTAGCGCGGGCACCAGCAGGGCACAGGCCACAAGCATCCAGACCTGCTTGGGGATGCGCACCTTGGAGGTGTGCAGACTGGCCGACTCGTACCAGTCGTAGACCTCTTTGGGGTAGGCGCGCATGCTGACGACGCCACGCGCACCGGAGCCGGGTTGCTCGCACTTCAGTTCAGCAAAATTGAACTTGATTTCGCTCACCATGGCCGCGCCTGCGGTGCGCTTGAGGTGGCGGTGCCAGCTGGGCGACTCGATCAGGCGCCGGATGTTCACATGGATCAAGCTGGGGTGCGGCGTGATCATCCAGAAGTCAAAGCCACGGCGGCGGCGGTGCTGCGCCACGGCGTTGATGTAGTCGGGTAGCTCGCCCTGAATCTTGGCCGGGAATTCGTTTTGACACTCGTCCATCACGCAGATGGAGCCATCAGGTAGGTCCTGCCACTTCTTGGGGTCGAACTCTTGCCAGCCCCAATCGAGCAAGACTTGTTTGGCCTTGAAGCCGTGGAAGTAGACCGGGCGGTTTTCCTTTAACTGCTGCTCGCGTACATCCTTGAGGGTGAGCAGCGTTTTGCCAGCACCGTTGCCGCCAGTGGTGAGGTAGATCACTTATGCACCCACTTCTTAAAGGTGTCGCTGGTGACGCCATCAATCACCATCTTGGCAGCGATGGCGCTGGTCACGATGCTGATGCACTGCCCCACGCGCAAGATGCCCAACAGACCGAAAACCTCGGGAGGCAGGCCCGCAAAAGCGCCAAGGGCCTGCGCTTTGAGGAAATCCAGCGTGGTGGATATCCCGGTATACGTGATAACAGAAATGCCAAGGGCAATCAGCACCCGACCTACCAGAGTCCCGACCAGATTTATGAGCATGCCGCCAATGGCAGCGATGAAAACAGGCATGGTTTAACCCCTTGCGACGATGCGCAGCGCGATCAGGAATGACACAGCCAACAGCACATTGCCGAGGGCCGCGAGGTACGAATTCAGCATGGAGAAAGGCAAGCTGATGGCTTTGCCCCACACGGTGATATTCAAGTCGGAGAGACCCGAGCCACCAGCGCCGAGCGCATCGCTTGAGTCGATGCGACCGAACACATTCACGGTTTCGTTGCCGGGCAAGTCGTTGGTTTGCTTGCCCTCTTTGCCCTTGTTGTCTTTGTAGAGCTTGGACTCTGGGGACTCGTCATCAAAGAGCTTGCAGGCGCGCACGTGCTGCTCGCGTGCAATGGCGCACTGGATGGCATCGCCTTCACATGCAAAGCCGCTGGCACAGCTGCCACCGAAGCCGCTTTTCTCGCCATCACCATCACCGTCGCCATTGCCGCCACCACCGCCACCAGAGCCGCCGCCGGTGCTACCACCGGGGCCACTGGGTGGACTGGGGGCAACGCAGACCACACCGACGCGGACATAGCCGGGAGGGCATGCCCCATCGCCGTCAGGGTTCAGGGGTGGAGGCGTGGGGCCGTAGCACTGGCCGTTAGGCGCTTTGGAGGTGCCGGGAGGGCATCCGCCATCAGGGCCGGGGGGCGTGGAGCCGGGTGGAGATGGCAGAGGGGGCGCGTCTGGGTTTGGTGGCTTGGGGCCGCTACCACCTGAGCCGCCCCCATCACCGCCAGTACCCCCACCCGTACCGGGATTGCCGCCGCCATTGTTGCCGCCGCCGTCATTACCGCCCGTGCCAGGGCTGCCACCTGTATTGCCCCCACTGGAGCCACCGGAGCAGGTGCCCCCGGTGTATTTGCCGCTGCCAAAGTAGAGCCGTTTGCCATCGACAAGAAAGTCGAAGGTATTGGTGACGCGGACCATGCAGTACATCACGGGGCCATCAAAGCTCACGCCCTGATCGACACAGGCGTATTCCGTGGAAGGGCCGGACATTTCCCAGCCATCACCGGCGCCAGTGCCAGCGGGCGGGCACTTGTTTTTGACGCAGTCATTGTTGACGCGGGTGTACCCAGGCTTACACGGTGGCGGATCAACACAGAAGCCGTTCACACGTATCTGACCAGGGTTGCACTTCTTGGGAACGCACGAACCGCCCTGCTCCATATAGTCCGGGCCGTGACTCAATTCACACGGATCAACTGGACGGCACTGTCCATCCCTTTCAACAAAGCCCTCATTGCAGCTACAGCCTTCACCGACGAGGGTGCTATTGGAAGGACAGGAGCCAGTCCACTCTGCTGCAACGGTGTAGTCGTTGATGGTGCAAGGGCCGGTGGCTGGATAGCTCAGGTTGCATGAAACGCGCGCAGGCTGCTCGACGTAATCGGGCGTGAGGATGTTTGCAGCGGCTTGGCAGGTGGCCGCGTAGGCCCATCGACCGTTACCGGATTGCACACCGCACTGGCGCTCAGGCAGCAGGGCATGGGCGGGAGATAGCAGGGTCCACAGCACCCAGAGGGCAGCTATGCGGAGAAGATGAGCCATGCAGCCCCCAGCGTTGCGATGATGACGAACAGGCCCATGTTTTGCACCTTGAAGAAGCCCACCGCGTGAGCTTTTGCAAGGCCCCTGCCGGCCGGTCAGGGAGCACTTGGGGCGAGCGCTTAGGACAGAGCCTTACGCACCCACTGGAAGGCCTTCACGCCCACGTAGATCAGCAGCACAGCGGCACCAATCGCGGCGATGGGAGCGGCTTGCAGCGCGATGTCTGCAGTCACTGCGGTGACGTCCACAGCGGCAGCATTGGCAGAGCCCACAACGGCCAGAACACCAGCGGCAACGAGGCCGCGCTTGATTGCTTGAGTCATTTCAGTTTTCCTCTTTTGAAGTTGATGAATTGCCGTCGATGTTCAGGGCGCGGATGAGCATGCGAAATGCCCAGCCGACAGCCCAGACCGCGAGGACGGCGCCCGCGATTGCTGCTCCATCCGCTGTATCGAGTTGCAGCGGGGGGAGGCTTAATTCATGCACCACAGTCACCGTGCAGGTGCTGGGGCAGTCGATGACTACAGGGTCAGCCATGTGCACGTGCGCGGGCGTCTGCGATGCGTTGGCGCTGAGCCACGCGAGCGTGCAGGCGGAGGGCCAGAACGTGCATGGAGCCAACGAGCAGTTGCCACAGGGCAGCGCCTATGAAGCCGCTGCAGATGCCGACGATGGCCAACCGCTGGGCAACGTGGACAAGATCAATTTCCATGAATGGGCTCCTGTTTTTTGTAGAGGTCGTCAAGGTCCACGACCTGGGGGCGGTGGAACGGTTCGGTGTGGTCCTCGATAAGCTGCACACAGGTTTCGAGGTCTTCGACAACGGCGGCTTCGCAGAGCAACATGACCCACTCCGGTTGCCCGTCCTCGAAAGACGGCGCGAGGAATGCGCCTGTTGTGCGGGACTGGATCACGTTGCGCATGGGGTGCCCTTGCTGGCCTTACGCGGCCTTAGCTGTAGGGGCTGGCTTGATGGCGAGCAGCGTGAGCTTCGTGGTGTTGTCGGAACCGGCCACGATGTCGAACTCGCATTCGCACATCACGCCACCGAGAGGCCACGAGTTCTTGAGGTGTGCCCACTTCTGGAACTCGGTGGAGTCACCCAGCTTGAAAGGACGGGTGACGACGCCGATGCTTTCGCCGCTGGAAGACTGCGCAATGTCCACCGACAGGTGGAACGTGGTGGAGTCAAAGGGACGGCCCTCGTAGTCGCCCTTGGATTGCTTGAGGCCGTGCAACACGGCTTTGCTTGTCATCTTCATGATTTTTTCCTTTGCTACGGCCTAAGCTGGTTGCATCCCGGACCGGCCACGCCCAGGTGCAAGAACACGATGGAAGGCGCGGTCAAACGCACCTGAGATTTCTTGTTTGGTGAAGCGCTGGAGCCGTCCAGGCGCTTTTTTGTTGAAGAGGATTTCTTCAATGAAATTGGTGTTGCCGAGGTGTTCAAAACACAGGGCGATGCTTGGCGCAGCGGTATCCATGAGCCACTGCACGTTGCGCTTGACCTCAGCACAGATGGTTTCAGCGGCGAGGCGCTGGGTGGTGCGCACTGGCTCGGGTGCGGCTTGTGCACCGGCTTCGCGGAGCATGGCCGCATGCCAATCGCTGGCACCTGCAAAGAAGTCGGATGGGCGGCGGAGCATGTCGGCGGAAAGCACGCGCAGCTTGTTCCCATAGCGCAGCTCGCAGCGCAGCCATGGACTGTCGTCTTTTGGGCCGAAGAGCTGGTGGCCCTTCTCATAGACGTTGGTTTGCTTGCCCGCTTCCTTGCTGCCGAAGTAGAAGGACCGAGCGCGACCGTTGCACCAGTCTCCGACCTGATTGCAGCTTGGCGTGCGCCCGTGGTGGTCCATCAATCCGGCCTTGTAGTCGGCCTGCACGCGATCCATACCGCCCGTGAAACCGTCGAAGAAATCGAGAGCGAGGTCTACGCGTGTGAGCGTGGCTTCTGTGCGCTCAACGATGGCCGCGAGGCGGTGATTGAAACCGTGTTGCGCGAAGGTGCAGGCCGTGCCGTAGAGGTTGCAGTGAATGGTTTTGGCCTGGGCGTGCTGGCGTGGGCTGTCACCGCTGGAGAGGTAGCCGACCCACCCGCATTCCACATCGTTGCGCACGATGGACCAGCGGAAGCGGTAGAAATCGTGGCCCTTGCGAATCTCGGGGAACACGCTGAAGTCGGGGCCGAGGGCTTCGCATGCCTGCTCTGCAAGGGCTTTGGCCTGGGCGCTGGCTGCAAAGTCGGCATCTGGCAATTCACGCAAGAGCTCTGCAAGGCGCTTTCCACGCTCAATGTGCGGTATGTCATCGGACCAGCGTGCCCCCTCAAACAAGGGGAACAAGTCTTCAATCGTGGGCGTGGGCGCATTGCGCAGGTTGCAGGTGAAACGGACCCAATCGACATGAACGTGTTGCTTCGTTTTGGCACGTTCAGCGGTCAAGCGCAGCTTGACTTCGTTGCCGTCCAAAACAAGGTCGGTTTTCTTTGCGCGGGTCATGCTTGTGACTCGTTCAGGTTCTCCCCGTGATTACCAACGGGGAGGGTTTGGATACCGCGCGTCGCAGCCGCGCCCGCGCTCCGCTTGCTGGGCGCGGCTGCGGCGCGCTGCGGCATGTCCTCAACGAGGGTTGCAATGGAGTGCCATCCGTTGAGCATCCCGGCGCCGGATTGCATGAGCGCCTTGCGACGGGTGCCCGCCCCCAGCGCAGGCGCTGCAGGAGCCGCCACAGCGCTTGCAGCGCCTTTGGTGGCTGGGGGTGGGCAGACGGGGGTTGTGGCGGTCATGGCGGCTCCGAAATGATCACAACATGTGATCGTTGCGGAGTTTGACAATGCCTACAGCATGTAGTCAATCAATTTGCTAACATGCTCTCAACATGTAGGCATGTTTACAACATGTAGGAGTGACGAATATGCAATCAACGATGAATCTGCTAGACGCCGCGCTTTCCGCGCAGCCCGCCCCTTACTGGACAGATAAGTTGAAGCTGTCGCGGAGTGCTTTGCACACGGCGAAGACGCGCGGTCACTTGAGCCCAGCAATTGCGGGAGCGCTGGCGGAGGAACTCGGCCAGGACGTGAAGACGTGGATAGTGGTTGCAGCGCTGGAATCAGAGCGAGAAAGCGCATGCAAGACGCGGATGTTGAAGCGCGTCGCAAAGCTCACATCTGTTTAA